AGAGCATTTTTTGGTACAATTATTAATATTTTTAATAAACTGCTTCCGATCAATTTTAATTTCCATATTATCCAAATCAAATCCCAATTTAGTGATAATTTGTTTGAACATATTAACTTGATCTATTTTTTGCATATTCGAAAATTTTAATTTAACATATACTTCTTCATCAGATCCATTATATTCAAGTAACTTTTTTTTACCTAATAATAATTTTAAGTTATACAGTACGTGTATTTTTCTAAAATATTTTTTAAGAAACTCTTCATTAATTTCATCAATATTAAAATGTTTTTTATAAATATATTTTTCAATAGCTAACTTTTGTTGTTTAGTAGCCGTATTATTTCTTTGATTTTTAAGATATTTTTCATATGTAGAAGCATTAATATCTTCTGCATTTAAGATATCTTCAATACGAAAGTTAATGGTATCTTTTTTGTTTTTATTTTTATTTTTAGCATCAACAAATTCATAAGTATGTCCTTTATTTTTAAGATATTGTATCAAACGGGCAACAAAATAATAGGATGTTTTATTGAGTGCTTCTAATTTATTATGAATGATTAAATTAGTATACTCTTTAGATAGTTGATGACAATATACTTTAGTATATTTGCTAGTAAATTTGTTTTTAACTAAAGTAGGTTGTAAATATTGTTGTTGCATTTCATAAACATATTTTTTAACTTCATCAAAAGTGTAGAAGTTAGCATTTTCTTTGTAAGGTAATCCATTAAGAAAAACTTTAATGGTATTATCTTCAGTTTGTCTAACTCGTGCAATCATTTGACAAAGTGCTCTAGGAGAACATGATTTAGAAGATAAAATAACATATTTTTTATAGAAATGTTTAATATTAAAATCAATACCAGCTTCAATAAATGGGGAATATATGACTAGTTGATATTGTTTCCAATAAGCTTCAACATTAATAAGATTCTTTTTTTCTAAATCGTTATTAGCAGAACAATGCATCACACATTTGTAATTATTGTAAAATTTATTGTAATATTTTTGAACTAGATTAGAACTCATGGAAACAATAACTATTTTTTTACCATTTTGTAAATCATTATAGATGTCATTATCAAAATCATTAATATCATTTGTAAATATGTAATGACAGATATCTTTTTGAATAGTATTTTCAAGAATAATATTTTTACCAAATTGATTAATAAAATCATAACTTCTGTCGGCAAAATCGCCATCTAAAGCAATAATTTTGTTAGAATTAGCACAAATGGCACAAAATAAATTATAAGTATATTCAGGTTTAGTAATAGTGGGCGATGCAAAATGGGCAAGTACGCTTTCAATTTCATCAATAATAACAAGATCATAAGTAGGAATTTCTTCTTTATTAGAATCAGAATAAGTGTCGATATCAATTTCAACTTCTTCACTATAATCATCTTCACTGGGAGAATTATTATCATCAACAAACATATAATTATTTATTGGTTGTATTTTGTCTAAAGATTCAATTTGGCAAATAAATCGTTGAGCATTATATTCATGATCCATATAACTTTTAAATTGAAAAGTATAAAAATCGCCAAAAGTTGCATTAGTTAAACTTTGTCTATAAGAAACAAATAAACATCTTTCAGGTTTATATTCTTTAATGATACTTTTAAGCATAGTAGTTTTACCTGTATTGTAAGGTGCTTTTAATACGAATGTTTTAATTAGTTCTTCAGTATACCATTTATGTAATTTTTTAGTTAAAATAGATTGTTGGTCTTTAATTATTTCAAAGTGATTATCGTTTTTTGTTAAGTTATATTCTTTTTTGAACTGTACAGTGGAAAATTTAGGTTTATCAATTTTAAATTGTAATTTATCATATGCTTCTGGATTACATTGCTTAGCATAAAATATGAGTGTGCCAATGCCAACCTTTCCATAATGAAATGAATTCCATTTATACATACATAATTCAATACCACCATAATTATCATATTGTTTACTCCAATTATTCCATAAATTAAAAGATTCTTTAGTAGGATTACAATTAAATAATGCAATACCGATAGTTAACCATGTATAATAGTTATTCGCAATCTTATCATTTAATAGATTAATATATTTTTCTAATTTATCAATTGGTGTATTCTTTATTTTAAATTTTTTGGTAATACACCTGCCATTCTTTTGAATATATTTTTTAATAATATTATAATTTTTCTTTTTAATTTTTTTTGGTAGATCAAATGGAACATAATCACTTTGTTGTATATGATTAACATTTCTTAATAAGCAATCCATAAAACACTTTTTATAATCAGTAAATGTATAACCAACACCTCTATCAAAAACTAATGGATTATGTTTATCCATTTTACAATTAAGATACATTCTAACACAACCAACTTTATTATAAGGATTAAGATCAATAATACGATCATCAATAAGGTTAGATTTAATGGTCAACATAAAGATATGTATATGTTTAAAATCTTTGAATATAGTGTTCTTAAAAATAATGTGTGCACTTAGTTTATCTTGTCGATGTGATTTTAATATAATAATTTCTGTTTCTTTTTTGTGTATTTTTTGTAATTTATATTGTATTAGGTTAATAGAAATGTTAATTAAATTATTAAAATACTGTATACTAATTTCGTCTTTGTCATTTAATTTATAATCAATATCCATGAAGAATTTAATGGGTTGTTCACGATCAAAGTATTCATAATAACAAGTTTCTTGTTTGTTATAAGATAAATAAAACATATTATTGGCTGTAGAAGCACAAAATTTTTTGGCACCTTGTTGATTAATATCAAACCCATATAAAGATAAATTATTATTATTATTTATAAATTGATTAGCAGAAATTTTTTTGGAGAAAATATAGTGCGTTGATTTATCAAATTTTTTATCTATAGTAATATTGCTGGTATTGGTCGTGCTGGCATTATTTTTTTTATTGTTCATAATATCCGACTTACTATATTATAAACAATTATTCTTATATAGTTTTTAAAAACGCATTTTTTATATATGTATATAATTATTTTTCAAACAATTTTATATTTTTTAGGTATACTTTTTAATAGAAAAAATAAATAAAAAAGTTTTTTTTATAAAAATTTGTAAGTATTTATTGTTTAGATTTCGTTGACATAATAAAATCTATTTTCTATTTTTTCCCCCTTAATCATTTTCGATCGAAGTTTAGATGTCACAACATAGCCATAAAATTTACATACTCCTCTTAACACAACTAATCCATAAACTTTTTTATTTTTACGGGATAAATATGCTAAATCATTACTTGGACGAATCCCCCATTCTTTAAATTTATTTTTATAAGTTTGTACAAATTTTTCGCCATTAAATTTTATTATATCAGTTCTATTTAATTTAAACTCTTTTATATCTTCAATATAATCGTGACCACATGCTCCTAAAATTTCATTTAAAAAATATAAAAGTCTATCTTTTTTAGTTTTTTTAATAACAGTCGTATGTTTAAATTTGTTATACATAATTTCGACAGCAGTGTCAGTAAAAGCAATCCATTTATCTTTAGGAACACCCAAAGCTTCTAATTTTTGTTCTTTAGTTATAATATCATTCATTAATTATATATATTGATATAATTTTAATAATACTATTTATTATTTTTTCAATTTTTATTAGGAGTAAGTAATTCTGCATTCGGTCCCAAATTAGTTATAATTTAAAGATTGTCATTAATTATAAAAAGGACTGATTAGAGCTTCAGCTCTATACTTAAATGGTGGGTGGATAGTGTTTCCCTGACATGGCCATAATAAATTATGTTAAAAATAATATATATGGTATAATATCTATGTATATGTGATGGTGTAATTATATTATAATTAATTTTAAGCAAAAAGTATGATTTTTATGATGATTTTTAATTTTTATTATGAGTTAATAATTTTGTATTAGTTTTTCCAATAATTACTTTTTGAATATTGTCATTAATTATAAAAAGGACTGCTTAGAGCTGAAGCTCTATACTTAAATGGGCGCAGGTTGTGAGGGGGGGGGTATATTGCTAAAATAAATTATGATAAAAATGAAATGTATGATATAATTTATATGTATATTTGATGATGTAATTATATTATAATTAATTTTAAGAAAAAGTATGATTTTTTCTGGTAACATAGACCTCCAAAGAGTTGTTGTTGATGGCACCTCTGGTTATGTTCAATATGCTAATGAATCTTAGAACTATTTTGTGTACACTTCTTCATGGTCAAGTTACAACTTTAATAAATACTATTCTTTCTGGTGGTCCATTAAGTACCAACAATTGCTATTAGAATGAATTTGAATAGTTCGCGATGTTTATTAATTAGGTATATATTTTTTTTATAAATGCATGTATCCAAAAGAAAATCATACATAAAACATAATTATCATATATAAGTTTCAATGTAAAACATAGCCAATTTTTTTAAATAATATATAAGATTTTTAGATACACAAAAGTTTTTATGAACTAATTATTAAAATGAGTACATATTAAAAAAAATTGAAATTAAAATAGTTTAGAAGCGTAGTTTATTTATTATAAATTAAGCTGTAACCTAACCAAAAAAATGAAATTTCTTATTGTTACTATATTATTAACTTTAATTTTTAATGTATTTGCTAATACATATTTAACAGCAGAACAACAATCTAAATTAGCAAATATAGCTCAATCAATAAGAGAGAAAAAAAATATAGAACAATCTCCAGAATGTGATTTTGCTCCTCATTATCCATTAGATAATTTTAATTTTACTGAATGTACGGCAGATTATTCTGAAATGTTAGTTTTTGTAACTGGTATTTCTTCTTGGAATGGTCAGGGACGTGCGATAGCTTTAAAATTTGCGGAATTAGGTGCTAGTGTTGCAGGCTGTTCTAGAACTAATAAAAATCAAGTAGTTAATATGACAGAATTAACTAATGCAGGTATAGCATATTATAAATGTGATGTAGGTAGTTTGCAAGATATGATAAATGTTGCAGGTAAAATTAAAAATGATTACAATGGACAAAAAGTTACTGTATTGGTTTCTAATGCTGGCATTCAATATCTTGGAAGAAATATTGAAGCTCTTAGAAGTGTTAGTAGTAATAACCATAATGATAACAAAGATATTTTAACTTATCTTACTGCAGTGAATCAATATGGTTTATTGCATACTGTAATAGCCTTTGAAAATGAAGGATTAATTCCTCACGATGGAAGTGGAAAAATATTTTCTACAGCTTCAGTTATTGCAGAATTTGCCTATCCTTGGTTCAATATATATCAAGATACCAAAAAAGCTGTAGCCGGATCTGCTTTAGCTTTACAACTAGATTATGGAATTCCTAATAATGTTACATTCATAATTGTCCAACCAACAGCTATGGCTACTGGTATTGTAGTTAATTCCATGTTACCAAAAAATTCAATTTGCCCAGGACAACTCGATGATATGTATAACTTTCTCTTAACTGCACCAATCCCTGCATCTGATCCTTCTTACACTGGTGAAGCTGTTGCACAAGTAGCTTGTGAAGCTGGACCAACTGATATTCAAAAGATTATTATTGCCGCTACTGATACACAATATCAAAATAATTATGTAAATCTTAAAACTCTTTGGTGTTCTCTTCCTGAAAATGAAGCTGCAGCTATATTTAATAGTCTTTTTAATGGTACACCATTATCTATTAATACAGCATGTTATTAAAAATAATAAAAAATAGTTCCTGTTGATTATTATAATTATAATTAAAAATAAGATATAGTATTTTTTTATTAAAAGTTAGCATTATATTATTTTATCTATTATATAAAAAATAAATAAATATATTATTAGTAACAATGTTATCAAATTTACAAATAATATAAAATTATAATAATTTTGCTGACATACTCCCACGACTAAAGTCGTGGAGTTCTAGACTTACGACCTGATCCATTTTTAGATTTTTTGATTTAATTTTACTTTTCTTGGATTTAATTTTTGAAAGACAATATCGGCATTATTATTGTTTGCAATTTTTACTATCTCATTTGATAATTTGTGGTTTAAATCATTCATTACTTGTTGTTCTTTATTATTCATTTCTTTAACTTTCCACAATATTCCTTATTTTGAACCTTCTTCTTATCTCTTTATATTTCACACGTTTATAAATATAATCTTTACCTAAATACATTACAGTTTTATTAGAAGGATTACCAACTGATGCTAAATTATGTTTTATATTTAGATCTACACCAATCATATTTTTGTATTCTTTGTCATTTTCTTTTTTACAGTCATACACACATAAGCATAATCTTTATTCATTTCAATTTGGTTAATTTTAATAAATTTTATTGCACAAGTCATTTTAAATGTAGTTTCAATGGTACAATATACAGATCATTTGTTTTATCATCATATTATACACTTTTATACTTTCTAGAATGATTTGCAGGAATGATAAGATTGACATTTGATATCTTTTTACACTTTTTATTATTTTTGTATTTTCTAATAATTTGGTTAGATATTGTTGTTTTAATTCCCTTCCTTAAGATTGTTTATAAATTGCTTTTGTAAGATTATCAATAAATTTATTTATAGTAATACTTTTTGTAGTTAATAATATTATTGATAAAATAAATAAATAAATCATATAATTATTATATATATCACACAATAAATAAAGAAAATTTATTACAAATAGTAAAAAACAATATATTGTATGCAAGTAAATATATTCCAGAAAAATATCTAAGATTAGGTGGCATACATAAAATACCTTATATTTTTACAAGAATATATTTAGATGAAGAGTATAATTATTATTGTAATTTGGGCATATCATTAATATTACATCCAAAAATTTTAAAAGAAGAACCATCAATTTATAATCTTGGATGGTATGCCCATCTGACTAAAAAAAGTACTTTTTTAAATATGGATGATGTAAACATAAATAAAAAAAATAAATTATATTTTAAATAATGCAAAAAATAAGATTTGGAAAGTATAGAATATATGGGCATGCCTCTAATGGGTCACGAATTATTATTTATAGCCAGAATATTATTAGAAGATTATCTAATAGGTATTTTTTGTCCAAGATGTAATAACAAAGAATTAAAACAAATTGAGAAACTTTTAAAAAAAAATAAGATGGAACATGTTAAACTATTTACAAAAAGTAAATATTTACCTAAAATAACTCAGTGAAATCTATCTTAATGGTATTATTAGTATAAAAAGCCCGATTAGAGCAAAAGCTCTATACTTTACTGCCGTGCGGATTGTGGAGAGGTACATTACAGAAATATATTATGTTAAAAAAATAATATATATGGTATAAGTTATACATATGTTTGATGATGTAATTATATTATAATTAATTTTAAGCAAAAAGTATGATTTTTATGATGATTTTGTTAATTTTTAATATATAAAAATTAACAAAATGTAAAAAAATATATTATAATATTAAAAATATGAACAACAATTATTGTTATATTGGACTAACAAATAAATCTTTAAAACAAGAAATATGTAAGTTATATAAAAATGTAAATAATAAATTGAAGATTCAAAATTATTACAAAAGGTATAATATCTTGAATTTAGTGTATTAACAATTTTTCTTTAAAAATGACAATATATATATGGTAAAAGAATATAGTTAAATAATATTTAATATATTAATTTTATATGACAACAGAAAAACAAAAACCGATTATTTTAAATAGTAAAACTAATCAAAAAATAGAATACTTATATCATATAAGTGATATTCATTTAGAAAGAAATTTATCACGGAAAGAAGAATATGATCAAGTAATAAATAAATTTTGTCAAAAAGTAAAAGATGATAATATAGAAAATAGTCTAATATGTATAACTGGAGATATAATTGATTTTAAAAATAATACAACAATAAATGGTATGATAAATTTAGGGAATTTTTTAAGAACATTAGCCAAATTACGACCATTAATTGTAATTTGTGGCAATCATGATGTAAATATAAAAAATCCAGATGGTAATGATTTAATATTTTCTTTATGTAAATTTCTACAAACCAAAAATACTATTTATTATTTAAAAAAATCTGGTTTGTATAAGTATAATAATATAATTTTTAGTGTAGCAAGTGTATTTGATCGTAAATTAATTAAAGCAAAAAATATTTTTAGAAAAAGTAATCGAGAAAAACTAATATGTTTACATCATGGTTTTGTAAGAAAACCAAAAGATAAAACAACAAATTTTATGTTAATGAAACCTCATTTTACTTCAAATGATTTTATTGGTTATCATTTAGTATTACTAGGTGATATACATAAACAAATGTTTATAAAAAAAAATATAGCTTATAGTTCATCATTAATTCAAAGAAATCATGGAGAATCTATAGTAAATCATGGATATATTTTATGGGATCTAAAGAAAAATGTAGGTAAATTTAATGAAATAAAGAATGATTATGGTTTTATAACATTTTTAATAGAAAATAATGATATATTAGTAAATAGTGATAATTTACCTAAAAATGTAAGAGTTAAAATAAAACATAAAAATACTGAAAATAGTGTAATTGAAAAATTAATAACAGATCTAAAAAAAAAATATAATGTAATAGACATAACTAAAGAACATTTATTTAATGATGAAGTATTGGAAATAGAACTTATTGGTGGAGAACGTGTACATCAAATAAATGTTGATGATAAAAATACAATAGAAAAATTGGTAAAAAAATATTTAATTGAAAATCTCAAATATGATATTAAAACTAAGAAACAGACAATTGATAAAATAATGGAAATACATGATGATTATTACAATAAAGTAAATAAGAATAATAAATCATTTAAATATATAAAATTATTAAAATTAAGATTTAATAATATATTTTCTTATGGGGAGAATAATGAAATAGATTTTGTGAATCCGAAGAAAGAAATAGTAGGTCTAATTGCAGATAATGGATATGGGAAATCTTCAGTGATAGAAGCAATTGTATTTGCTTTATTTGATCGAACAATAAGATGTCAAGGAAATATTAAAAATGATATAATGAATATAAGAAAGAATAATTGTAAGATAGAATTAGAATTTAAAATTGATAATAAAATATATAAAATAGTTAAAAAAACTACTAAAATAGGACATAGATTTGAAAGAGAAATAAAATTTTTTGAATTAGTTGATGGAAGTTTTATTAAAGACAAAGAAAAATGTAATAATTCTGAAACTATTAAAGATCTATTAAATTCTCTTGGGATAACTTATGATGATTTTTTATTTTCATGTATATCATTACAAACAAATTCTAGAGAAATTTTAGATAGAAAAAATAATGAAAGAAAGAATATTATAAGTAAATTTTTGAAGTTAGATTTTTTGAATAATATTTTTAAAAAAGTTTCTAATGATATCAAAGAAAATAATTTAAATATATGTAAATTAAAAAAAGATATTAATGATTTAGTAAAACAAAAATTAATTTATGATACAATACATAATAAATATACTAAATTGAAAAAAAATTATAATAATGTAAAAAAAATAATTGTTGATAAAGAACAGGTAATTAAAGAATTATATTATCAATTATGTCATATTGATAAAGAAAAATTAGAAAAAAATATTGATATAAATGATACAATAAGTATTATAGAAAATAAAAACTTAGAATATAAAAATAAAATTTTAGAATTAAAAAATCAAATTAAAAACTTAAATACAATATTAATTGATATAATTTTGAATAAAACTGATATTATAGAAATAAAAGAGATTATAAAATGGGATATAATAATCGATATAAAGAAAAATAAAAATAGTATAATGAAATTATTAAATTTAAATAATAAAACTAAACCAACAAAAAAAATTTCACAAAAATTATTAGAGATAGTAAAGCAAAATATCGATGATATTAAAAATAAAAATGATAATTTAAATAATCTTTATGAAAAATTACAAGAAATTAAAAAAAAATTTAATAAAAATAAGATACAATTAATAAATCTTAATAATATTAAAAAAGCGATAGATAAAAATAAAACTGTTATTTTAGAAATAGATAAAATAAAGATAAAATTAGATAAATTGTATGATAAAATAGATAATTATAAGATAAATATAAATGAATATAAAGAACAAAAATTAGAATATGAAATGATAAATAAATTATTAGAAAAAAGTAGAATAGAATTGAAGAAATTAGAAAGTTATAATAATATATTATGTGTATATTATAATATAGTAGGTTTTGATGGAATACCATTGATGGTATTTAAAATAGTCAAAGAATCATTAGAAAAAAATATGAATAACATTTTAAGAAGATTTTCAAATTTGCAAGTAGAAATAGATGTAGGAAATACATTAAAAAAATCATTTATAGAAATCTATAAATTAGATTTGAATAATAAAAAATATAATGCTAATAATACAAGTGGTTTTGAAAAGTTTGCAATTAATACAAGTTTTAAAATAGCATTAAGTAAAATATCATTAATGTCAGTACCAAAAATATTATTAGTTGATGAAGCAGCATGTATAGATAGTAATAATATGTCAAAGATGGATAAATTATTTAATTTTATAAGAGAAACTTTTGATTATTCTTTATTTATCACACATGATTCAGCACTACAAGATAAATTTGACAGGATCATACAAATACAAAAAAATAATAATGGATTTAGTAAATTAGTTGATTAGTTTTATGATTTGAATTTATAGTGATTAATACCATACTATAGCAATTAATTTTATTATACTAAGTGACATTATATTTATTAAACTATTATTATTTCTTATACTAAAATATAGTTTTGATTCAAAAATTTAAGAAATAATATTGATTAAAACTCTCGCTATATACTTTTAAGGGCCGATTTTAGTACCCCACCATAGAAATTAATTTTATTTTAACTAAATAACATTATATTTATTAAACTATTATTGTTAATGTTATTGTAATATATTATTATTTCACATTAAAATATAGTTTTGATTATAAATATGTTATAATTTAT